CTGCCCCAGCTCAAGGGCGGGGAGATCATTTTCCCCCTCGAATTCAAGGACACGCCTGAGCTAAAAGAGACCATGCACGAGTACCATCTGGCCACGCCAGCAGGCTTAAAGTCCAAACATGACGACTGTATTGACGGAACAAGCCGGTTGATTCACATTGTCCCCCAAAAGCCGGGTATCATGACGGTTGAAGATCTTCAGCCATCGATCCCGACAATGTGGGACACTAAGCCTTCGAACGAGCCCGCTGGGCTTGCTAGTTATATCGTCTGAGGTAGTACATGGACATGCCCAACACCCCGCCTGCCTATGTAGACCTGGCCAAGGAAACTGGTTGGGCCAATCCACCGCAGGTAGGGAATCTTGCGGGCGACTTGGACGCTGCGCGTCCCTCTCAGCAAGAGTACGTTACTCAGCTGAAGCTGTGGATGGACTATCTCGAAGCCAAAGGTGTTGGTGCCGCGCCAAAGCGCAAGGGACGCTCTTCGGTACAGCCTAAGCTCATCAAGAAGCACGCTGAATGGCGACATCCATCGATGTCAGAGCCGTTCTTGAGCTCGAGCAAGCTCTTTGATGTTGCTCCACGTACGTGGGAAGACAAGGCCGGTGCCGTTCAGGCTGAATTGCTCCTTAACCATCAGTTCGAGTGCTACGTCGACAAGGTGGCTTTCATCGACGAGATGGTTCGTGTCGGTGACAATCAGGGCACTGTTGTAGCTGAGGTGGGTTGGAAGCGTGTTACGGAAATGGTGCCCACCCAGATTCCGACGCTCCAGTTCTATCCGCTTCCGCAGGAAGCACAGCAGGAACTGCAGATGCTTCAGGCAGACATTGCCTTGATGGGCAATCCGCTTGAATTCAACAAGCTTCCGGTTGAGCGTAAAGAGGCGGCTGCCTATACCCAGGACACCGGTATTCCGGTCATGGCTGTGGTCACTGAGTGGAACACCGTTCTCACTGAAAAGATCATCAAGAACCATCCCACGGTTCAGATCATCGACTTAATGAACCTGTTCGTGGATCCGAGTTGTAATGGCAAGTTGGGTGATGCTCGGTTCGTTGCTTACTCGTTCGAAACAAGCAAAGGCGAGCTGCGTGCAGACGGTCGTTACAAGAACATCGACCACATCACTGTCAGCACCAACGCTTCAGCAGCTTCAGGCGAAGCTCAGCACAACACCACGACACCAAACAACTTCCAGTTCAGCGATGAAGAGCGGAAGCGGTTTGTTGCCTACAAGATGTATGCGCTGTGGGATACCGAAGGAAACGGGCAACTGAAGCCGATTGTGGCTGTCTGGGCCAACAACATTCTTCTTCAGCTGGACAATAGCCCGTTCAGTGACGAAGAGTTTCCGTTCGTCATTATTCCGGTCAACCCCATCCCGAAAAAGTGGCATGGCGAGCCGGATGGTGAGCTCCTGATTGAGCAGCAAAAGACCGTTGGTGCCCTTACTCGAGGCATGATTGACCTGCTTGGCCGCAGCGCAAATGGCCAGCAGGGTATGCCGAAACAGTTTTTGGATGCACCCAATCGGCGTCGATTCGATGATGGTGAAGATTACGAGTACAACCCAGCGATGGGTAACCCGGAACAGCTCATCATCATGCACAAGTACCCGGAGATCCCGCAAAGTGCGATGGCTCTCCTTCAGCAGCAGTATGGTGATGCCGAGAGCCACACGGGCATCCAGTCCTGGGGCCAGGGCGTCAACTCCGGTTCAATGGGTGACGTCGCTGCAGGTATCAAAGGCGCTTTGGCAGCTACTGCCAAGCGTGAGATGTCGATCCTTCGCCGGTATGCCGGTGGCGTAGCAAAGATCGGTCAGAAGTTCCTATCCATGTCGAAGGACTTCCTATCCGATGAAGAGATCGTGCGCGTAACGAACGACCAGTTCATTGCGATCACTCGTGAAGGAATTGATGGCAAGTTCGACATCACCGTGAAAGTTTCCTCTGCAGAAGAGGACAACCTGAAGGCCCAGGAACTGAGCTTCATGCTACAGACAGTGGGTCCGAAGGTCGATTTTGCTATCACCAAGAAGGTGATGGCTGAAGTAGCCCGTCTCCGCAAGATGCCTGAGCTCGCTCATGACATTGCCATGTTCGAGCCGCAGCCTGATCCTTTGGTTGTGGCAGAACAGCAAGCAAAGCTTCGCAAGCTCGAGGCTGAGATTGCTACCGAAGAAGCCAGACGTGAGTACTACCTGGCCCAGACTAAACTCCTTGGTGCGAAGGCTGATCAACAGGCCCTCGACACGGTGGAGCAGGGTACCGGTACTACCCATGTCCGTGAGATGGCTAAGATGGAAGCCCAGGGTGAAGCCAATCAGGATCTTACGATCACGAAGGGCTTGCTCGACCAGGGCCGCACTGACGAAGCCATTGGCTATACGCAGTTAACCAAGGGTGCTTAATACATGTACGACTTAGAAATTGCCGAGTGCTATCGGCGCATTCGTGCGGGTGCCTCACTTAACACCTTGCTAAATAACAACCCCGATTTCAAGTCGGTCATCGTTGAGGGATTCCTCAAAGACGCTGTTCTTGAGCATTCTCTTAACATTAACGCTGATGAAAGTGGTACTGTTGCGTTCCTGAAGGGCGTACAGGTTTTCAGGAAGCATTTGACGCAAGTTCTAGCTGATGCTGAACAAGCCCATATCGACCTTCAGAACTATCAGCAACTCTTACAGGATGGACAGTAATGCCTACCCTTTCTGACGACGAATTCATTGCCCAGGGTCCGGAGATCGAAAAGCAGCTTGAAGCTGTGATGAAGGCTCCCGAAACTCCTCCTACTCCTCCTGCTGAGACGCCTCCGGTCGAAAGTACCCCGGAGACTCCGCCAGCTGAAACTCCTCCGGCTGAAACACCTCCTCCGACTACGGAAGCTGATGAAACGCTTCCGGAGGGCGACACGAAGGCTGCCGCCGAAGGCGAAGCCGAAGGCGGCGAAGCCGTAGTGGAGCCCGACTACAAAGCGGTCTACGAGAAATTGTTTGGCAAACCAATTCGCGCAGCTGGGCAGGACATCACGCTTCACGATCCAGATGAAGCCATCAGCCTTATTCAGAAAGGTGTGGGCTTTCATACGAAGATGAATCGCCTCCACGGTGACCTGAAATACGTGGAAATGCTTAGGAACAACGGTTTGCTCGATGAACAGAAGCTATCGCTACTCATCGATGCTCAAGCTGGGAAACCCGGGGCTATCAAGAAACTACTTGACTCAGCCAAAGTGGATCCCTTATCGTTGGATTCAGCCGAGGCAAGCACCTACGCCCCTTCGGATCACCGCGTAAGCGATGAGCAAGTCCAGTTCCAGTCCGTTGTAAACGATCTTTCGACCAACGACACTGGAAAAGCGATTCTCATCGATGCGCAGGGATGGGATCAGACGAGCAAGGCAGAGATCTATCGAAGCCCTGGCGTTCTATCCCTCCTAGCTGAACAGAAGGACATGGGTCGCTACGATCTGATCGTGGCTGAAGTCAATCGAGCCAGACTGCTTGGGCAGCTGCTCCCTGGCGAAAGCTTCCTTCAGTCGTACACCCGCGTGGGTCAGCAGATGATGCAGGCTGGTAAGTTCGGGGGATCCCCTCAAGCTTCCACACCAGCTCCTGTCGCCCAAAAGACTGTCACGCCTCCGACAGCACCCAACTCCAAGAAAGCAGCCGCAGCCGCACCGACAAGGGCCTCAGCCCCCGTTGCTCAGCCGAAAGTTGACATCATGGAAATGGATGACGAGGCGTTCGAAGCACACTTTCGTAAGACACTGAAAATTTGAGGTGACACACCATGGCTCTTGAATATAAAGCCCCTCCGGGCACCCCGAGCGACATTGGCGCTCAGGAAGTCGTCAAGTACCTGAACCGCAAGGCAATCATCGAGGCGGTGAAGTACTCCCATTTCTCGAAGCTCTCTTCTGTCCAGAACCAGCCTTCTGGTTACGGCAAGACCTTCACGAAGTACCGGTACTACCCGCTGCTTAGCGACCTGAACCAGAACCTGCAGGGTATCGACGCTGCCGGTGCTGCGCTCACGGGCGCTGGTGGTGGCAACCCGGGCTACGGCAACCTGTACGGCTCGAGCCGTGACTTCGGTCTGATCACGTCGAAGATCCCGTACGTGTCGGAAGGTGCTGATCGCGTGAACCGCGTCGGTATCACCCGTACGTCGGTGTCGGCCACGCTGCAGCGCGTTGGCTTCTTCGCTGACTGGACCGACGAGGCCATGCAGTTCGACAGTGACATGCAGATGAAGATGCACTTCACTGATGAGCTCGTGAAGGGTGCGGAGCAGCTGAAGGAAGCCCTTCTGCAGCTCGACCTGATCAACGGTGCTGGTGTGGTCCGCTATGCGGGTACCGCCACGTCGCTGGCCACGGTTTCGGGTGAAGGCGCTGGCGCGGCCATCATCGACTATGATGACGTCGTTCGCCTGGGCATCACGCTCGACACCAATCGCGCTCCGAAGCGGTTCACCATCCTGAAGGGTTCGACCCTGACGGACACGGCGACTGTCAACGGTTCGCGTGCCCTGTTCATCCCGCCTGAGCTCCAGACGACCTTCATGGCGATGAAGAACAGCAACAACACCGAGATGTTCGTGCCGGTCGAGAAGTATGCTTCTCAGACGACCGTGCTCGAAGGCGAGATCGGTGCGGTTGGTGGCTTCCGCGTGATCGTCCACCAGGAAATGATCAAGCACAACGGGTCGGCCACTGGCCCGATCGGTGCTGCGGTGGGTACGAACCCGGGCTTCTACGAGACGGCAAGCCATTACGATGTGTTCAACTGCCTCGCGGTCTGCGCGGAGTCGTTCACCTCGATTGGCTTCCAGACGAACTCGCCGGAAGCTCCGAAGTTCAACCTGGTGATCAAGCCCCCGGGCAAGGAAATGGTGACCCTGGACAACCCGTACGGGAACAAGGGCGTCGCCTCCATCCAGTTCTACTACGCTACCCTCGTGGAGCGCAGCGACTGGATCGGCCTGCTGCGTGGCGTTGCCCCGGTCTAATCCTGGGCGCTTCCTGGAAGGGGCCGGTAGAAATACCGGCCCTTTTCTTTTATGTTGCTTTCGTTATGCCTCATGTCCATAATGAGGCCCTTAGCAGGTTCAACCACACAGGACGCTACTCATGACGATTGAACTCGACCTCGAGACTGTTCGTGCAAAGGCCACGGAATTGGGTGTGAAGTGGCATCCAGCCCAGAAGGTGGAAACCATCCAGTTCAACATCGACAAGTTTCTCTCGGAACAGCAGACGGCAGACCCGAAGGAAGCCGTACCGGCTGAGGAGACTCCTGCTGAGGCAGAAGCTCGCATGAAGAGGGAAGCCCTGGCGCTCATCCCGGTTACGGTGACGTCTATGGATCCGCAAGATGCTACTGTCACCGCCGCGATTATCAGCGTCGGTAATCGCAAGCTGGGCCAGGTTTCCAAGGCCATTCCGTTTGGCTACAAGTGGTACATGCCCAGGATCCTGATTGATCACATGGAAGCACAGATGTTCTGTCGCTCCAGTATGGTTCCGGTCCCGGGCCAGAATGAGCGTTTGAACACGCAGTGGATCAAGAAGTATGCGATCCAGTACCATCCGCTGCCTACGCCAGAGGACCTCGCAGACCTCGCTAAGGCCCAGGCAGTTGGGAACGAACTGGCCAAGTAATCCAGTTCTGCTACACTTCGGGCCAGGGGCTTAACCGCTCTTGGCCCGAACTCATTTCTGAGGAAGACAACTCATGGCGCTTGATTACACCACGGTAGCTGAAGCTCTTGCCGAAGCTGCTACGCTCCATACTGGGCTGAGTGCGGATCTTCCGGCCCTCCCGGATCTACCAGCCCCTGAAGTCATCACCATCCCTGGTGTTGGTGAAGTTCCTCCGGACCTGTCCGAGGAAGTAGTTAAGCCCACTATCGAAGAGCTTACTCAGTCTGCCGTTGGCGGCGAAGGCATCTTCGACAAGATCATGACGACCGTCTCGACGCATATCGAGGGTCAGTACAACAAAGGCATCATCGGCAAGAGTGACATCGCTTCGGTTTACATCGCTGCGATTCAGACCGTGTTGCCTCAGTCACTTTCCTTCCTGATGAATCAGGAACAGGCTTTCTGGGCTTCGAAGTTAGTTCAGCTCCAAGCACAAAATGCTTACCTCGAGCGAGCTCGCTTGGTGGCTGACGTCGAGACTGCGAAACTTGTGGCCTATCGTACTCAGGCTGAAGCCTACAAAGCGCAGGTGGAAGCCCTGACGGCTCAAATGACGTTCTCCAACGTCAAGATGCAGTTGGTCAAGACCCTCCAGGAAATCAACAATCTGGAGATCCAACAGGCAATCGGTGAGGCTCAGTACGATGATGCGTACGTCAAGACGCACAGCCTCCTGCCGGACGGCGGTACTCCAAGTGGCCATGCCAGCCGTGACTTCCTGTTGAAGGATGCGGCACTGGTTACCGCACAGAAGCAGCAGGATCTGCTCACAGCCCAGACGAACGTCCAGCGTGCTCAGACCTACGACACCAACACCGATACAACTCCGGTGGCTGGCATCATGGGTACCCAGAAGCAGCTCTACACTCAGCAGATCGAAAGCTATCAGCGTGACGGTGAGAACAAGGGCGTCAAGGTGTTGGCTGACCTGTGGACCTCGGCTAAGGCGCTCGATGATGCAACGCCGAGCCCAGGCCCGCTGTCTGGCAACTTGATCATGGCTATCAACAAGTACATGAACAACCTCAACTTGCCGAACGCCTTCGTGAATCCGGATACGCCGGCCACTGGTGTTCCATCTGGTGACGCTGACTGGGATACCCCTGGGGATCAGTAATGAGCTTTTGGGGTGGTGACGAAACTATTTATGTATCGTCCGTGATCTACCAGCTCGGTGAAGAACTGGATGAGATCCCGGACATCATAAAAGCCACCGTTATTGGTAGCGGGATGCGGTCTGAACCCCGTTCTCCCGCTATCAAGAAATCCGTCATTGACGGCAAAGGCATCAAGATGCGTCAGGCATACGCCTACGCAGCCAAGTCTTACTACGCTGGAATGCCCTATGGAATTCCGAAAATCTCAACTGAGCGTGAAGACGATGTAGTGGTCGCTTTGATCACCGAGTTCATGCGCACAACTTATGCACCTACGCCCATTACGATCCTGGAGGCCAACGTAGAGTCAACAGATGACTACAACACGGTCATTCGGCAGTACCTGGAAGATACATACAACTACGATTTCATTGCAGACAAGGTGCTGACCACAACTCTAGGTATCCCCGCAGATTCAACTGTCAACTGGGTGTCGATGCCAATCGACGACGTGTTGCACGACGGCGAGTTGGGCTATACCTTCACATTTACCAAGCCAGACGAGTCTACTGAAGATGTAACGGTTTGGTTGGATGAAGACCTGTTTGCAGGTAAGGCCACTATTGAATATAGGCTTCTCTATGTCATGTCGATTGATGGTGGTCCTAACAGGTCATACAGCTATAAGTACGGGGACGGCAGCGCCTCGATCAACCTTTATCTCAAGAGCCTGACAACCCCTCGGCGTAATACTTTTCCCGCTATAGTGCTCAAAAAGAAAAATCGTTGGATTGACGATAATAAGTTCTACACAAAGTTGACTGTCGCACCTGACTATTGGAGAAGCCAGCCTGCCTGGAGAACTAGCAGAGTCTACTGTAATCGTATGGGCATCAACATGAAGGACTTGATCAAGTTGGTCAAGGAAAGCCCAGACGAAAATAAAATCGACTATGTGTTTGTTCAACCAGGAACAATCATCAGCTCACCTAACTTATGTGCGCATGAGTACCACTTCAACTACTTCAATCGACTTCGATTGACGATGCCCGATAACAAACCAGCCTTTGATGAGTGGCGGTCGAAAATTGTTGAAGGAAAAACCAAGCGTTCAAACAGCACCAGCTGTCCTGCGCAATATGTGCACATCTACGATCCTGAGACTGCTGACGCCACACTCAATATGAAGATTGCCTGGCGCTACATGGAGTACCAGGAAGTTGAAGGAACCATCGCAGACAAGTTCACTGTTGAATGTGGAGCGAAAGACAGTCTAGAGATCGTCGTACCACTCGGCAGGGCACGTAAAAAAGTCCAATACGAGTTCACTCCGGTTTGGTTCCGGAAAAGGCTCACTGATACGACTTATGCCGAGCTCAAAGTTGTTGGGCTCTGGCACGAGAACTACGTTTACAAAGGTGAGTCTGTTAAGAGCGGTATCTGGGATGCCTTCAATGATCCAGATGGCGACTACGGTACCGGCTTTCTGATTCCACTTGATTGGGAAATCTTGAACACACTGTCAGCCAGGGAACAGCTGCAGCTCGCTCAAGAAAATACCCATATCGTCTTCAACTGTTACAAGGTTGTGAAGGAAAAGTGGTACCAGACAGGCATCTTCAAAGTTGTTCTGATCATCATCTCTGTGGTTGTCATCATCATCAGCTGGGGTGCGGCATCCCCCTATGTCACTGCGCTGAATTCAACAATCTATGGCAGCCTTACAGCCGTTGGAATCGGTGTAACTGTAGCTGCCGCCGTTGCAGCCGTGATCACGGCCTTGATTGTCGTTGGTGTGATGGTTGCTGTTCAATTGGTAGCCAAAGCAGCAGGTGAATGGGCTGCTGAACACTGGGGTCCAGTTTGGGGTGCGATTGTCCAAATTGCAGTTACGATTATCCTCACTTGGGGTATTGGACAGCTGGGACAGTTTGCTTACCCGAACATTGCAGCTGCAGCTACTCCAATGGCATTGGGAGACATGGTAGTTGTAGGCGTTTCCTACGTCATGAGTGCTTTGGCCACTTACACTGAATTTGCCATGCAGCAGTTCAGGCTTG